TCATGATTTTTGTAGTATCTTCGAATTCTCGTAGAGTTCGTTTAACAATGGTTGGATTTACAACTTCTTCCATTTTTTTATCATAATGAAAAAAAAATAATTTAACCAAATGTATCCAATACTTCCAAAAAATTTTATTAAATTAATAAATTTTTAGTGATTGCTTAAATGATTTATTTAATTCAGACTAATATTTTTATTTTTGTAAAAATAAAAATATAAAATAAATTTTGTAATTCCAGTATAAAACTGACACTGAGTTTATAAGACTGGAAATCCGAGAGCACCCCCCGAGATTCTGATGATATTGTTGTTCACAGCAGTTACAATAAACTGATAAGTCTGAGCTCGTAAGAAGACAGGTACATTTCCTACCGAAGATCCAGTGAGAGCTTCGAAGGTCAAGTTTTTAGGCTCCGCAGCGACACGAGATTCGACGGACGCAGTGGGGATGATAGAAACGTTGGTCAATTTTCCGTAGTTAGTTGACCCTAGTGGATCCAAGCAGATGAAATCAAGGGAGTAAGAGTACATGTGATAACCAGGGACGACAGGGATCACAGGTGCGGCGAACCAAGGTTCTACCAGAGAGTAGTAGTCAGAACCCATCTGGGCAAGACGCTGAGTGTTCTCGTAAATGAGAGAGGTCTCCGCAATGGGATCAGAACCAGCGAAGTGCTGATCGATGAGAAGCACATCATCCGTATCCGATTTTCCAATGACCTGAGTTTCACGAGAAGTGTAGTTAGACCAATAAGAAGGCACCGTGGTGTTACGCACCGCAAAGAAGAGAACTTTGATGGCGTGAGAGAATCGGATATCATAGGACTGATTAGGGTTCTGGAAAGGGTTGAAGGATTGGATGGGCGCGGTTTGGACCTGTTCAATGAGAATATCTCGAGGAGCACAAGCCATTCTCTTACGTTCATCATTGGAAACGATAGCATAGTTAGCCCACACTTGTACCGATGAGAGTTCAGGAAGAGTTGTACCAAAGTCAGCCAAGACGGGCGCACGAGATATAACGATCGTTTCGTTAGTGTCCAGGAAAGTAATGTAATCCCAAGCGACCAGAAGTTCATAGTAATTACGGATGGAGAACTGGATTCTCATGTCATTGTAAGGGAGAGCGGCGGTAGGGAGAGCCACACCCGAATCACGAGAAAAGAAGAAAGGAAGAGGTAAGTTAAGAACTTTCTGAGGAAGAGCTTTGCGAGGAGTGATGAGGTCATCGGTCATACCAATCATGTTAAGATATCCAATCTGTTTTCCAGCGGGAGTGGTAAAAGCAGCCCAGAAATCAAGTTGGTAGTTATCGAAACGAGCCGCTACCAGATCGTTAAAGGTAATAGCTGCTTCACGAATCAGATTGTGCATCAGATTAGGAGTCCATGAGACGTAAGTGTCGATGGTTACATCACGAGCGTCACGCTTACTGGAATAGACGGGGATGGTAGCTACAGGAGGGAGTACCAGACGCATCCAAGTGTAGAGAAGGTAGTCACCAGCACGAGAAATGCTGACGGACCATTCTTGACTGAATCCAGGAGTACCAGAAGCACGAGATAGAACAACGGGTACCTGGGTGAACCAAGTCGATTTACGGGTTTGACGGACGAAATAGGCAGTCGAATCCATACCACCATACATGTATTTTTCTAATTCATCATAGGTGGCTAAATCGATAAAGCCAGAGGTCATGTTCGATGTAACGATTGACATTTTTAATTTTGTTTATTAGATACAAGAAAAAAAAAAATCTTCAAAATTTTTTTTTTTTTTATTTAAACCATTCATATATTTTATTTTTAAGTTATACTGTAACACTTTTTGGAAAATTCATGATATCCTTTTTTTTTAAATAAAAATAGTATAAAAGATTAAAAAAAAAAGACAAATTACGTTTCTTTCCATCACAAACCCGTTCCGTATGAGTCATGCACCCGATGAGTATATTGTTCATTTGATGAACATCGAAAACATTTTTCATCAATTATTCGATAATTTATTAGAAAACGAACGTTTCCAAGAAGCGATCCAAAATAGTTTAAACACATACAATGATGAATTATTTCAAAAAACCGATGAATTTCAGATCGATTTAACATCTCAACAATTGATTCCGTATGGAGAAGATATGGAAACGACATCCATTTGTCAAATTTGCTTAGAAACGATGCTTCATGGGGAATGGATCTATCGTTTACCTTGTCAGCATTCGTATCATAAAGATTGTTTACAAAAAAGCATCGAACATCAGCATTATGAGTGTCCGTTATGCAAACATGCGATTCCTATTCGAAAAAAGGTTTTATGGACCGAAGAAGAATATGAACAAGATGGTCATCGAATACAATTACTTTCTAATTCCATTTAAATTTTCAAAAAAAAAAAATGAATCATAATCATTATTTTTTTACATCGATATTAAATCATTTTGCATTTTAGGAAAACATCGAGATGAATTCGTCGAGTATTATGAATAGCAGTATATCGTATGAGAAATTAGATCCTATTTCTCACATTCATAAACGACCTGATATGTATATTGGCTCTTTAATCAAACGAATTCAGAGAAACGAATATACACATGACAATCATTCTATTGTGGAAACTCCTGAATTAGAATATTCGGACGGTTTATTGCGTATTTTTGTCGAGGCATTATCGAATGCGATCGATAATGTATGGCGAACACGAAGTAAACAGAGAAAGTGTTCGTCTATCAAAGTGACTGTCGATAGTGAAGAGACAAGTTTATGGAATGATGGGTTATGTATTCCCGTAGAAATGCATCCGACCGAACATATCTACTGTCCTGAATTAATTTTCGGACATTTATTATCCAGTAGCAATTACAACGATCAAGAAGAACGTTTTACATCGGGTCGAAATGGACTGGGAATTAAATTACTGAACGTATTTTCCAAATGGTTTCAAGTAGAAATTGTCGATGATGAACGTAAATTATATTATTGTCAAACATGGACAAATAATATGAGAGAGAAAAGTCAACCTATCGTCAAATCCAGTTCTAAAAAAGGATATACCATGATACGATGGAAACCCGATTTTGAAAAATTTCAGATGCAACAATACGATTCAGTCATATCTAATTTGTATAAAAAATATTGTATGGACGCCTCTATGATAACACAACTATCTGTTTTCTTTAATGGAGAAAAATTACAATATCGTTCTCTTACGGATTATTTAGGATTATACCAAACCACCAATGAATGGATAGTGTGGGAAACAACGTCTTCCTCAGAGTCCATTCCTCCAACTCGTTATGCGATTGGGGCGAGTCTGCAAGGTGAATATCGAGAAATTGGATTCATTAACGGTGTCTATACAAAGGATGGAGGTGTACATTTAGAAAACATATCGAATGAATTATGGAAAGCGTTGATGGCTCGTTGGAACAAAGACAAAGAGAAACCTCAGGTCACGTCCAAGGATTTGAAACCCTATTTTTTTATTTTTGTCAATGCATGGGCTCCCAATCCTGAATTTAGTAGCCAGTCGAAGACTAAATTGTTATCTCCCAGTTTTCACGATAAAATAGAATCCAAGTTCATAGATAAAATCATGAAATGGTCATTTGTGGAGAAAATAAAGGCATCGATGCAGCAAAAAGAATGGAATCAGTTAAAAAAAGTGGAGAAAAAGAAGGGATTCCAGCGAATCGAAGGGTTAGATCATGCTAATCTCATTCGAACAAAACATTCCTTGGATTGTACATTGATTCTATGCGAAGGATTGTCTGCTAAAACGTTTGCGACCAAAGGAATTGCGATTGGATGGAATGGTAAAAAAGGAAGAGATTATTTTGGGATTTATGCACTGAGAGGAAAATTATTAAATGTCCGAAACGCAAGTATTTCTTCGATTAGTCAGAACAAAGAAATTACCGATATGATCACTGCTTTGAATCTCCAATCCAATTATGATTATACACAAGAAGAAGCCTATCGTACTTTATATTACGGTAAAGTGCTTATTTTAACAGACGCTGATGAAGATGGACATCATATTTGTAGTCTGATTTTGAATTTTTTTCATAAAATGTATCCATCTTTGTTACGACGAAATCCGTCCTTTTTGTGGTGTATGATGACACCGATCGCCAAGATTTTCCACGATTCCAAAACCATGATTTGTTATTATAATGAGTATGAATATCAACGAGCTCTACAACAGCATTCCAAACCTCCTAAAATTAAATATTATAAAGGACTGGGAACTTCTTCCGATCAAGAAATTCGAGACACTTTTGGACAGAAAATGATAGGATTTCAATATGATTCATTTTCGGATCAGGCGATGAACAAGGCGTTTCATAAAGTGCTATCGAACGATCGTAAAAATTGGTTGAGCGACTACGATCCAGAACAATATAAAATACCGACCGACTCGTATAACATATCGGATTATATCGATCAAGAACTGATCAAATTCTCCATTGAAGATTGTAAAAGAAGTATTCCAAATGTGTTTGATGGATTCAAACATTCTCAACGCAAAATTCTATACAGTGTGTTCAAAAAGCGTCTCTCTCACAACGGGAAAAGTATGAAAGTTGCACAATTAGCAGGTTATTGTGCCGAAGTTTCCAATTATCATCATGGCGAACAATGTCTCTATGAAACCATTACCAAAATGTGTCAAACCTTTCCAGGTAGTTTGAATATACCTTATCTTGAAAAAGACGGACAATTTGGTTCGAGAACTTATTTAGGAAAAGACGCGGCCAACGCACGTTATATTTTTACCAAATGCACTCCCTTGACACGATTATTATTTCCTGAGATTGATGATTCTTTACTTCCTCCTTTATACGATGATGGTGAATTAGTGGAACCTGAACATTACTGTCCGATCTTACCCACCATTTTAGTAAACGGATGTGTTGCGGGAATTGGAACTGGATGGTCTTGTTCAGTGCCTAACTTTAAAGTCACCGATTTAATACAATCCGTTCGAGAGTGGTTGGTGACAACTTCTTCTTCGCAACACGTTTTTGAATTAAATATTATACCTTATTATCATGGATTTACGGGTGTGATTGAACAGGTTGGTGCTAACAAGTATATCTCCTATGGGAAGATTCAGCCAATAACTGTCAAGAACAAAACGTTGTATGAAATTACAGAAATTCCAATTCATATGAGTACGAATAAATTGAAAGAAGATTTGGAAATGTTGTATGAACAGAAAAAAATAAAAAGTCTCAAAAATTATTCTACACCCGACACCGTTCATTTTATCATCGAGCCGTCGGATGATTTCGTTCCGTCGATCGAAACATTGAAACTGAAAAGTACGATATCGAGTACCAACATGGTATTATTTGTCAATGAAACCAAACTTGTAAAATTCGATACCATATCCGATATTTTTGAATTGTTTTGTCAAAAACGTTTACAATTATATAAGAAGCGCAAAGAGTATTTATGTCAAGAACTTGAATCTCAAATCCTTATTCTATCGAATCAATACCGATTTATCGACGCTATCTTAAAGGAGAAGATCGTCATTTTTAACAAAACCGAATCTGATATCATTACGACACTTGAACAATATCCATTTGACAAGGACCAACGTTCCTCTACCGCTTCGCCGAATTACGATTACTTACTACAAATGTCGTTCCGTCAAATGAGTAAAGAACGTATTACTGAATTACAAGCAAAGGTCGCTACCAAAGAATCCGAAAA